AACTAACTTCACTCCAAGAAGAGGTGTTATGACTAGATACGCTAAGAAAATCGTAAGACCTGAGTTCTACGGTAAAGTTATCGTTGAAGGTTTGAACACTTTATAATCTTTGAGTAGATTGGATAAGTAATAGACTTACAATAAAGAAAAGGGGTAACGAAAGTTATCCCTTTTTTATTTTAATATAATATTTATTTGTATATGAAAACACACATTCCTGGTCACGCAAATATTGAATTTAAAGCATGGGATTTGAATGAACATGACATTTATACAATTCGTGATGGGTCATATACCTTAGTTAGAACACCCGATGGTCAATTTGGATATATTTCAGCAGGCCAATTTGCAACAACCGGTTCTAACGAATTAATAGGAACACAAATTATAAGTGGTAGTTTACAATTGAGTGGTTCGGTATATGTCAATGGTCATAAACAATATAATTATGGTCAATTCTACGATTTAAATACACAAAGTGGTTCATCTGGTTCTATTCAATCAATGCAAATTAGAACGACAGACTTATCAAACGGAGTATCAATAGTAAGTGGTTCACAAATAAAAGTAGAAAATGCAGGAGTTTATAATTTACAATTTAGTGCTCAATTAGAAAATACTGCAAATACTAATATAGTATTTTATATATGGTTTGCAAAAAATAACCAAAATATTCCAAACTCAAACACACATGTTGATGTTGCAAAAGCCCAATCGGCACATTTGGGTAAACAAGTAGCTTCTTGGAATTTTATATTTGATTTGGAAGCAAACGATTATGTTCAAATAAAATGGTCGTCTGACAATAGTGGTGGAATATTACATTATGATGCAGGAACACCATCAATTCCAGGAACACCATCGGTAATTGCAACGATTACACAGATAGCATAACATTCTTTTTTTATTCTTATATTTATAGTAGTAAAACTATAAATTTTAAGTAATGTCTGTAAACACATATTGGACGGGTTCATCTGCATCAGAATTTTCATCATCAGTAGTATTATCAACCGCAACTCCATTTGGATTGTATGATAGTGATACGGATTTTAGAAACGATGCTCCAAAAACAGCAACTTGGGTAGCTAGAAGATTGGGTTATCCTATTGTAAATATTGAATTAGACAATCCTCAAATTTGGGCATGTTTTGAAGAATCCGTTTCCGAATATTCTGCACAAATAAATCAATTTAATATTAGAAATAATATTGATATTTTACGAGGACAAAAAAAGGAATCATTTGGTGGCAGAAGTAATTATTCACAAACACTTGTAGAAGGTTCATTTTTACCAAGTGCAGTTCGTATGTCTCAACAATATGGAACTTTAGCAGGAGTTGGAGGTAATACAGCAATAAAAAGAGCATATATAGAATTATCATCGGAACAGCAAAAGTATGATATAATGACTAGTGCAAAGGATGTAGAATCAGGAGACTCATTTTCAACCATGTTTACGGGTTCTTCAACGATAGATGTATATAGAGTATATCACGAAGCAATACCTGCAATTACAAGATTCTTTGACCCATATTCAGTTGGTGCACAGGGAACTTTAAATTTAATTAGTGAATTGGGATTTGGTAACTATTCACCTGCTGCACAATTCTTAATGATGCCTTTATACGAAGATGTTTTAAGAATGCAACAAATTGAATTCAACGACCACATTCGTAAATCGGCACATACATTTAATATTGTAGATAATAAATTGGAAATATTTCCAGTACCAACAAACAATACGGTTAAGAAGGTGTATTTTGACTACATGAGTAGAGATGAATTTGAACATGATTCACAAACTATTCAATCAGATTCACTTTCTGACTACTCCGATATACCATATGACTTTATTCAATATAGAAATATAAATGATGTGGGTAAACAATGGATTAGAAAATATACTCTTGCATTAGCTAAAGAATTGTTAGGAGCAATTAGAGAAAAATATAACTCAATTCCAATTCCTGATGGTGAAGTGAGTTTGGATGGTGGAGCATTGAGGGCAGAAGCACAAGTTGAAAAGGATGCACTTATCACACAATTAAGGGAAAATTTGGAAGAGATGAGCAGAATTAAAGTGATGGAAAATAAAGCACATGAAGCCGACCACCACCAAGAAATGTTGAGAAAAGTTCCTTTAAAATTATATGTAGGATAATATGCCAAAGTTTATGTTAGGGAGAGACTTGCAACTCTTCAGAAGTATTGCAAGAGAATTGGTAGATACCGTAATTGAAAATACTTGTGTATTATTTAAAGTAAATTTAAATGAAACCAAAGTAAACATATATGGTGAATCTATGAATAAAACCTGGCATCCTGGTGTTGAATTATTTGTATTGATTGATAAAGAGCCTGATAGTGCTACATATGAAGGATTCGGCCCAGACGAACAACAAAATATAACTTTCAAATTTGATAGATTATTGTGTGAAGAAAGAAATACATACCCTGAAATTGGTGATGTTATATATTTTGATAATTCTTATTACGAAATTGATAATACAAATGAAATACAATTTGTAGGTGGTTTACCTGGTCAAAATAGTGATAGAAATTGGAGTATTGTATGTTCTACATTTATGGTATCGAAATCTAATTTAAACATTGAAGAAAGAATAAAATAATATGTCTACAAATCCACTAAGACAAAATAAAAATAGAGCAAACGAAATTAAATCCGTAAAAGGAGATTTAAAACAAAGTATTTCTTTGTTTGATATTGACTATGCTATGATGTCATATTTGGAAGATACGGCATTACCTACTTTGGATGATAATGGCACAGCATTAAAAATTCCTGTGGTATATGGTAATTCGGAAAGATGGAATGGTTCTCGTAGAGAGGGTGTATTTAGAGATTCAAAGGGTAAAATACAATTACCTATAATGATGATACGAAGAACATCAATTGCAAAAGATGATACTATGCCAATGTTAAATAGACATGTATCATATCAAGGTATAACAAAATATTCAAAAGACAATAGATACGATAGATTTAGTGCATTAGGTGGAAACATTAAACCAAAATACGAAATATACAAAATTCAAATGCCAGAATATGTGGAATTGAATTACGATTGTATGGTTTGGACAAATTATACCGAACAACTAAATGCGGTAATAGAACAATTACAATATACATCATCATATTGGGGCGACAAAGAAAAGTTTAAATTTAGAACATCATTGGGTGAATTTAATGTTATAAATGAAGTTGGTGAAGGAACCGAAAGAATTAATAGAATTGAATTTAGTTTATCAGTTAAAGCATATTTACTTCCTGAAAAATTTGACGGAGAGAATATGGTTAAAAAATCAATGTCGACAAAAAGAGTTGTTGTTGCAACCGAAGTGGATGTAACAGGAAATGGTAGATTAGAAGGAATGTTAACAACACCATCTCCATATTACGACAACAAAGATTTAATTGATTTCTTATCTTTAAATAATAGTAAATCACAAAATCCAACAACAAACGATACTATAACATTTACAGGAATAAAGTTAATAAAAACACCTGCACAATTATCATCGGTTGTAACATCTGGATTATTTATAGTTGATAATACATACGATATAAAAGTTTACATAAATGGTGTAAGATATTATCAATATACACATTTCACTACATCATATACAAATAATGCATTAACTATTAATTTTAACCCAGGATTATTTCCACAACCAGTTGATTCGGGTGATGAGATTGTAATAACTGGTAAATTTATAGAACTATAATGAAACGAAGTTTACTTGATATGACACAAACCATTAGTAGAAACATTGGTCATACTAATTTAGTTGCAAAAAATCTAACGGATTCAACTTATTGGATTTATGAAGCAACTGGTTGGAGATTTAAGGATATATTAAGAGAAATTGAATATAGAACCGAACAAGACAGAATACATTTATACATAAACACACAAAGTATAAGTGCAAGAGATTATATAGTTGAAAACGGCCCCAATGGTTTGTTGGTAAAATTTATTAAAAGTAGATTTGAATACACTTTGGATAGTGGTGATTTTATAGAAATAAAAGGAGATATAGAACAATATGCTTAATAGATTCAATTCAAATGCAAGACAATTAAATAGAATAGTTAAAAAATATAACTTAACTAATATTTCTACGTCGGTATATGAGAATATTGAAATAAGTGGTTCTAACAATTTTAAAACTATTGCCGGTGATTATATAAATAAACTATATACAATATCTTCATCATTTGATGGTAGAGATGAAAATGGTAACCCTTTACCAACCGAACAGGCTATTTTAGAATTAAGTGCATCAATAGCAAATACTTACACCACATCA